TTACAATTCAACCGGCGTTCTTCCAGGGAAAAATTTTATCCCAAACCCTGACACCTTTCCATCCGCTGATTTTCTGATTTTCGGTCGCAACATTGGATACCAATCACTCGTTCCCTTGGTAAAATACTGCTGTACCGCTCCAGCGCAGTAGTCAGCCAATTGGAGTCCGGAAGATGACTCCGATGCAGTGAAATACGGTGTCTCTGAGAAAGCAGGAAAGCCTGTGGTATAATAATAAGTACCTGTCCGTAAGGCTCTTCGATACGCATTCCCCAACTTTTCATCTAAGTTTGCTTCTTTAGCGTTTTTCCTTGAATCAATTACGAAAACGAACGGACCATCCGTAACCCCTCTATCAGATCTCCAATTATGTATCCTCTCCATCATGAGGTAAAGTGCCTGCTGATACAAGTCACAGTGGTCGTTAATATAGTCCTTTTTAAAGGACTCCGCTTTATCAAGAACCGAAACAATTACAGTTTCTGCAATTTCATTTATCAATCGGAATTTTTCTCCCCGGTATTCACAGAACGTTTTGAAGTCAAAGCCAAATTCTGAGTAGCTGGAAGACCATTTAAATTCATCGTTTGGATGAATTTCAAAATCTCGCTTTAACTTTCGCAATTTCTTCTCTAATTCAAGGATTCTTTCTGCTTTAATTATTATTCCCGCAAGTGAAAAGTATCCTTCCGGTTGTTTTTTCTTGTTATAGCCTGGCGTTCCTGCTTCATCAACAAATACAAAGTACATAATTACCACCCTTACCCGTCTACTCTAGTGCCATTATACCCAAAATCATAATGACAATTCAGAAGTTTATCAAACTCACATAAGAAAAAAGTATTGCTTTTTAAATATTTGCTCTCTACCAAAAAGTTATAACATAAAAAAACAAAAACAGCCCTCCACCGGTCTCCCGGCAGAGGGCTTCTCTTATGGCTTCGGTATCCCCGCCGCATCCCGCAGCGCATCAGCAGCGTAGTGTGCTGCTGCGCGGACACCAGGGTCATTATCAGCCGCCATATAAACAGCGCCTAAAATGGCAATGACCTCTTCAGCAGATTCTCTATCCACAGGGTTGTCCACACATTTATCCACTCTGTCATACTTTTGCAAATTGTACTGCTCGATCAGGGAAATCAGTTTTTGCGGGTACGCCGGATCGGTGGCATATCCACCTTTCCAGATCTCTTGGCAGGCTTTCTTGTAGTCCGCACCGAGCACGCCGTGGTACCTGGTGGGCTTGTCCCGAGTGCCGTTTAAAATTAGAGCCGAGTGATCGGCAATCGACTCGGCCCAGGAGTTATACTTCCGGAAATTCGCGTTAACTTTTACTGGCTTGCCATTTACATATTCGGTCGTGGGCATGGTCACGCTACCGGCCGGGCCGGTGCCTTTTATGCCGAACAGGTTGTTAGCTTGCTTCGTCAGCCCGCTCTTCCCCCAGTTGCTCTCCAGGATGGCTTGAGCGATGGTGAGTGAAGCCGGGATACGTGTCTTACGCATGTCCTCCACGGCTGCTGGAGCGATTTTGTCAATAAACTCTTGTTGGGTCATTGTTCATCCTCCTTCCGTCTTTCCGTGGTCTGTTTCCAGAGCTGATGTCCCAGGTTTGCAATGCCAGCCGCTAGTATACCTTGGATCGTAGCCTGGACGGTAATCTCCCCGAGCACACCGCAAGCGAGGACAATACCCACACCAGTCAAAATCCAGGGGATCAGCCAATCTTCCACTTTCGGCGTCTTCTTCAAAAAAATACCGATGACAACTAGCGCCGCGACGACGATAAGTGCTTGATCAAGCAGAAAATGTTTCGCCAATGTCAAAAGATCAGTCTCGTTCACTTAGTTCGCCCCCTTCCACAAAAATGCGATGGCCCCAGCGATCACCGCTCCAATCAAGGTTCGCCAGAGCCATCTTTGATTATCCGCCACCTCATTCAAACGGTGGTGTGCGGACTTTCCGTATTGCAACGCCTCCGATGCTTTCTCTTTCGCTTCATCGGCTGTTGCCCGGACGTCTGTCATGGAGTCGATCTTGGTTTCCACTCTTACAACACGCTCTCGGATATCGGCCAGTACTTGCAGTTCGTCTACTGACATATGCTCACCCACTTCTCTCTTTATAACCCCGATCGGTTCGGGGCGGGCTCTCAGTCTTGATGCAAAAAGGGGAGCACGCAGCTCCCCTACGATATTTTTTGTAGTTTCTCCGAACGCGCCAAGTCGGCCGGAGTAACGTGACCTAGCACTGCCGGGCAGAGATCAATGCCGGCCGCCGCGAACATCCGGTCGACCGTCTCGGAGCAGTTCATCCGCCCGGGTGCGTCCCGGATCGGTATGCCGACGAGCAGGTACAGGCCGTTCGTGATCGATTGCAGGTAGTCATACGGCGTGGTCAGCTTCTCGTGCAGAAAACGTTCCATCGCTGCCAACTGCGCTGCCGTCAGTCCCCCACGATACCGGTAGACGTCGAAAGTATCCATCGGGTATGACAGGTGCCGGACAGTCAACGGATACCTCCAGTCCGTCTCGGCTACGTGCCAATGGTCCAGCACGATCGCCACATGGCTATAGGGCGACCGCGTGACGGCCTGTACAAGCCGGCCGACAAACGACCGCCCCCGAACAAAAAGGAGGTCGAAGCGTCTGAGTTCCACACGCCTCGCCTCCTACCAATTGATCGCATCGACTTCTTCTTTTGTTGTAGCTGCCTGTACTCGGGCCTTGAGATCCCAATACTTGTTGATCTGCTGCTGCTTGTGCTGACCTGCTTCAAAGACTACGTTGATAAATTGCTCCCGCGTCAGCGTAATGATGCCAGCGTCCTCCGTTTTCCATTGCACCTCCGCGATGTCTGGTTTCAGGAGCAACAGGGTGCTTTGTTGGTTAAAGTTTGCCTGCGCCTCCTCATCAAAATTGAAGAAATGACCTGTGGATGCGGAAGTAAAGCCTGCATAGATTGCCTTTGTGCATTCGGTGTTCAGAAAGTCGATTTTCGCTGCCTTTACCTGTTCCAAACTTGCCGTTGGTTCGGTTAAATCCCAGATAATCGTTTGCGTGTTCGGATCAACTCGATAAAGGTATTTGGCAAATTTGTCCGAGTCTTGCCCGTATTCAAGCTGAAGGCAGCCGACGGTCTCAGGAATACGCTCTGCCAAGGCAGCGTAGGTCTGAAAGTCTTCTTCCTGGGTGGTTTCGCGGACAAAGCCCGCGCGTTCGCCGGTGTCTACCAATACGTTGCCAGTCAGTTTGTCGTAATAGATTTTACGTCCGATCGTTTTCATAATATCTCCTCCTATTCGTAAGCAAACCAATAGATTGCGTTTGGAAAACTAATGCTTGAAGCGTCCGTTTTAAGTGTAAAACCGTTTGCATCAAGGGATGTCACTTCAAATGGCCCGCCAATAGCATTTGCAAATGTTAATTCAGTTGAATCCTGGAATAAAGCGCGAACAGAATACCTGTTTCCATTTGAGCTAAGCGTGCTGGCAATAACTACTCTTGGTCTAAAGCCGAGACCACTTACTACAGTTGAGTTTGCCTGCCTCATGAGGTTTCCACTCGCCCACTTCTTTACGGGCAATGTCCCGACTTTATCCGCGAGAGACTGTACACTCTCGTTACCAGCAGCAGATCCACCTTTCGCATTCAAATACGCCGCCAGTGTATTTTTTGCGTTTTGCAATTTCGAGATGATCGTTGCCACATCGTCGCTTACGGAAGCCGGACTTCCAACGGCTGCGGCCAGATCCGCTTTCTGATTGATGCACTCCATCGTTTGAAGCGCGGTGATTATATCCTTAATCGTCGCTGTGCTCGGAAGTTGTGCCATGCGCTACCTCCTTTCTACTCGAATGCAATCCATTTATAGCTTTTTGAATAGTTATCCATTGTGATCTCAAATCCATCTGCGTATTTTGTCCACTGTCCACCTACTGGCCCCGTTCCAATCCGAGCAGAGATATCATTATTTAGACCAAGAACAGTTTTATCTATATAGACTACCATGTAATTTCCATTTCCCGAACCTGTAGTATCATCAGCTGTTGATTTTGCAAATATCGCCTTTGGCTGAAACGTGAGTCCTCGGACGGTTATCGTTAATACGGTTGCTGTTGTACTTGCTGTCCCTGACGCCCACTTCTTCCCCGTTTTTACTTGAGGAATTGCAACGAGGATGTCGGCCCATGCAGATGCCGCATTCAACCCCAAAGCTTTGTCTGTACTGACAGCGTTCAACGCGTTGACGATGCTTGTCCTGATCACACTCTCATTTGAGTCGGCTCGATTTACAATGTCGATCAACGCCTGTTTGTCTGCTGCGTTCAGTCCCTTTCCAATCCCGTGCGCTCGTAGTACATCCATCATGGAGCAGGCACCTCGCTTACCAGGTCACCGTCGGCGTCATATGTCAACGTGTACACCTTCGTATAATCTACCGTCGTCCCGTCCGCTTTGTAAAAAACCCGGGTGTCCGTCTGGTAGTTCCCACGGGCATCCGGGTTTGAGAGAGTCGAGCGCATGTACAGCTTATCGTCTGCCGGCCTCCGGAGCTCCACCACTGTGAAGATTCCGTTTGCATCCTTTCCGCTGCGCACTACCTTGTATTCGGTAATGTGATCCGCAACCACGCGTCCGTACTGATCTCTCGTCGGAATCTGGTTTGGACCGGCGCCGACGGTCTTACCTCCCACGCTGGTCGCGTCGCCGGTGATGCTCACGTTTGCCTTACCGTCCGCCCCCAGGCGCAGCACCTTGTTGGCGCCGTTCGTCGCTACTTCGGACTGCTGGACGAAATCTACGGCGTGCTTACCGTCCACGGTGTCAGCATCTCCGGTAATGGAGAACTCTCCTTTCCCCGCGCTGTTCAGCCTCGGAATCTTGTTCGGACCACTGGCCGCCACATCGTCCTGACTGATGATCCCAGACGGCGAAATAGTCGCGGAAATCTGAGTGGCGTTTCCCACGATCACGATGATGTCGAACTGGTTGTTCACCACTGTTGCGCCACCCTCTGGCGGCAGGTAGTCGGCAGCCGAGGCGGTAGCGATTGCATACAAGATCTCGCCCAATTGAGGGTCCTGTGCAAACAGGCCGATCTCCCGAACGTAGAACCCCTGTGTAATCCCCTGATTGGTGATATTCGCCCGGATCCGACACAGGCCGTTACCCTCGGCCTGGACGCTTCCGATCGTGAGGATTTTTTGAGGGCTGACCAGATCGTTTAAGTCTTCCAGGGACTGTCCCTGCGCCAGTTGGCCGTCGCCGATTTTTACCTTCGTAAAGGTCAGCGTGACCCCAGCTTCCGCCTTCGCCTGCAGGTCACGGCCTTTCTTCGTCAAAATCATCCCCGTAAATTGTGCCAATTCAGTTCACCTCCGTGTTGATAGTTGTTTTGGCAGTGTAAGAAATGACACCGCCGTATGAATGAGTCGCGTTTACATTGGGCATTTGGAAGGCTACCGGGTATATTTCCGTCTTCCGGTACTCGGCGAAGACGCCGCCGAAATTTAGGCCGGCGTTGATCGTACGCTTGATGGTCACGTTCTCTAGCCAGGCACTGCGTCTCTTGGTCGCGTTGATCAATCGTACAAGTCGGTCCAGGTCTGCGTCGGCCGCAAGCGTTCCCTCTGTTTCCACGCGGAAGTGATACGGCTCTCCGCCGTACTCGAACCACTCGGCTACCTTCGCCCCGGGGAAGACAATCGAGACAACTTGCTCTACCGTCCAAGGGGTACCTTTACGTCGATGCCAAGGGAACGCCTCACGCACCAGCGCGCGTTTCTTTTCCAAGGGCAAATCTGGTTCGTAGAAATCCACGTGGAACTGCCAGGCCAACAGGTCGACCACTTCCTCTGGCTGCTGGTCCAGCGTCGCCAGCAGAACAATCAGAGGGATGGCTTTGGACACCTCGTGGATCTCGGGGGTGATGGCTTGGGCCAGCGCCACCACATCCGGATCACTCTTCAAACTTTCTGGCAAGATGTCAACCAATGAAATCGAGTAAATATCAGCCATCCTCCAGCCCTCCATAGGTCACGGTCACCAGGTTTTCGACCGCTACTTGATGAGCGTCGACAGCCTGGTACACCGGAGATGCGACCGCCACCCGCTTCGCTCCCGCGTTCTTCACTCGGGTGATCAACTCGGAAGGGTCAATGTCCCTCCCAAGCTTCGTCTTTTGCCAGAGTTTGTACTCTTCAATGGCTTTCTGGACCCTCGCCTGGATCGAGGTAGCGACACTGCTGTCGGAGGTGCTGATCCAATACGTCAGAGTGATGTCGTAGGAAATCGTTTCAGGGGCCAATACCTGCACAAAGTCAGTTAGAGGCCGCACTTTCCTGTCACTGCAGGCAACGAGCACCTGATCAAGAATCTCTTGCCCCGGGATCTGCCCGTTCTGTAATAGGGGGCGGATCTCCACGACGCCCGGTGATGGACTGCGGACTGATACGTCCACGATCAATGAGTTGGCCGTCCGTGCCCAGTAAATGTATGCTCCCTCCGGTCCGGCCACGGAAAAGCTCTCCGGGGCTTGACGCATTCGCTCCGCGTAAGCGTCGTTGCTCTCCTCGTCAGCGCCGCCCTCGCTGGTGGTGATGTTCTCTACGTACTGGACCCATGGTAAGGGATCTACCAACCGGTTGATCTGTCCAGGTAGATATCCATTACCTTTCACGCCCGCTTCCATGCACTCCGCCTGGACGTCAACTTGCGTTTGTCCAGCCTGCACCACCACGGTCTGTTTGATTTCAAAAAAAAGACCGTCTCCCGCTGTAACGCGGGTGCCGGCCGGGATGGTTTGTTGTTGGGTCACTGAGAAGTGAAAACGAACGGTGGTTATTGCAGGCACTGCTTTTAGCCTTTCTGTGTCAGTGAACACGCCAAGGTGGTCAAGGAAATCATCTACTGAATAGGCGAGCATGTTCATCTTCGCGCTGTAATCAATCAGGCTTCTCTGCTGGGCTAAAAGCGAAACAATCGCTTGGATGAACTTCCTGCGGGGATCGGCCGGAGCCAACTTGATATCCGACAACTGTTCGAAACGGGTTACGATGTCCGCCTCGATCTTTTCTGCAGACTTATCAGCAAACGTGACATCAGGTAAATTGAATCGCGTCATCTTTTATCCTCACCTTTACGATCGGTTTCACCTTCCCATCCAGTGGTTCCCCTTGAAATGATACCTGCACCACCTCTGCCCTCGGTTCATATTCTTGGATTGCCGCTACGAGGCGGGCGGCCGTCCGTGCCTGAACCACCGGAATCGGTGCGTCAATGTCTGGATTCCAGGCAAACCCGCGATCCATTGGGCAGGAAAATTCCGTTGTGGCCAAAATCATGCGGATGTTCTGCAGGATCTCAGCCACACCGGTGGCGCCAAAGTCGATCCTTTTCAAATCAGTAGCAGTCACTTCATATTCAATCAATCCCCTCACCGCCTCATGTACTCTTCCAATGTCACGTCGGCCTCTCCGATCAGCAGTCTTCCCGAACCATCCACGACCTTCCAGTTTTGCGTAACGGATTTGATTACCCACTTGTCCATTCCGATCGGTATTCCTCCGATGATCAACGTTTCAGCTCTCCCCGACCGGCACCACGCAAGAAGACGATCCATCTCTTTTTTTGGGTCCATCCCGTGACTGACATCAAAGCGCATGACAAAGCTTATCTCATCCAGGTTGGGGCCCAAAAACTCAGACCTCGGCTTTTGTCCAAACCGCTCATGCGCGTTCCACCGAGAAGAGGCAGAGCGTTTTAAATCAGAAAAGGTACGTATCTTCTCAAGCGACACCTCAAACACGATCTCGCCGAAGCTTCCGATCTGGCCCATGTTACTCACCACCAGGCTCGTTCACAATCAGCTTGCCGTTGATCACAACTTTTCCATTCGGGTCCGGTATGTCGATCGTCAGCGTATGGCTTTTGCGGTCGTATTCAATCGATGTTCCGTCACCAAAACGGAAGTGCCGCTTGTCCCTATCCTGTACGGGAGGCGCTGGCGGCAAATCCTTTTTGTTAAACGTCGTGCCTATGATAACGCCTTGCTGGTTTCCGGAAGGAAGGAATAAACACCAGACGAGCTCGTCTACATCCGGAAGCCAGTAGTCCTTATTTGTCAGAGAGCCGCGTCCGAGCGTTGGCAGCTCATAGGAAACAAGGCCTTCTCGATCATCAAAGGCAACTCGCGCTGTACAACGTTCTGGGTAAACCGCCGATACCCTCCCTACGCGGATCATGCTATTCAACAGGTTGCCCATCAGTATCCCTCCAGACAACGGCGTAATTCCAAGCTGGTCTCGTAACCATTCTGTTGGCTATGTGTCGCCTGCGTCACAATGTACTTTCCATCGAAAGCACCGAATCCACTTAAGTTCACCGTGACGCCTGCAACAAAACGCGGATCACCAGCAAGTGTGATGGAAACCTGAGTGGCCTCTTTGTTTGCTTCGCGCAGCTTCTTTTTGGCCAGACGCTGCGCCTCTGCCACAGAAGCAACCCGTTCATTGACTGTCAAAGTTCTTCCGGTCTTTGGAGCCTTTGGGGGTGTGAATGTAGCCGATATGTTCAGCTTCTCCTCCGCCGAGAAATAGGTAACTTTGCAAGCCCGATACATGCCAACACTTGTTGTCCTTCCTCTGAATGATTTGATTTCGGACATGCTCCTCTTTAGCGTAGCAATCGGCTTCGCCTGCTCGTATTTGGCCTCGTCGAAGATAACCAGCTTCGTACCGGCTACTTTCAGGCAAAGCCCGGCATCATTACACAAGCGAGACAAAAACACCAGATCCGTTTCTTCTGTTTGCTCGATCCTGTCATAAGCCGGGTCTTCGTCTGTATCATAAAAAAGGGAGAGGCCAGCTCCAGCAGCTTTTTCTCGAGCAATCGCTGAAAGCTTCGTCTTCTCCCATGCCTTGTTTTTCCTTTCGCCGCGAAGTCCCGACGATTCAGGGATAGATATCCCCTTTATCGTGACCGTAGATGGCGGGGAATTAACTTCAATCTCTGCAACCTCAAATGAACCAAGAGGCAGGCTTTCCACCTTGCCTTCTTGGTTCCAATTTTCTCGTATGATGGTCGCCTGCAATTGGGCAGTTAAATCTGGCATCCAACTGCCTCTCCATCTACCGTCGACGTCCTCAAGAGTAAGTTGCAGGTCGTCTGCCTGGCCGCTCAAGTTGTCGGTGTACGTCCAATTCAGCAAATGGGGGCGCAGGTCCGCAGAGATGTCAGTTTTTTTGTAGATCACCTGCAATCGTGCGCTGCGCGGCTGTGTCATCCCGTGTCACCCCGTTTCCAAGGGGGTAAAGTGTCCGGTGTCAGGGCGGTCGTCACTTCGGGAATCACCAGCTCAACATTAGCAGGGAAAATGACCGTCTCCCGGTGCTCTGGATTGGCGTCGATCAGGTCTGTCATGAAATACTCGCTGCCCAGTTCCGTGTAGGCAATCTTATCCCACATATCTCCCTGTTTGGTTACATAGGTCTTAGCCAGCGTATGACACCATCCTTTCATACCGGTCAAGCGAACGCATTTGATCCATAAGGGTTCGCTTATCCTCCCGCAAGACAGGCTCGATCACAGCCGGATCTCCACCATGAAGCTGAGGCGCATAGTTCAAGTGGATAACAACCGGTCTTGAACCTGTGGCAGGAAGTTGACTCCCGACATTCCTCCAGGATGTCATCTGCTCGTACCGTTTGTTTTCTTCCTCCGTCAGAACCCTTTCGCCTCGGTGCAAAATGGCCCGATAGCCGTCAAATGGAACGTATGGAAGCCCGTCTCGATGGCTGCCATGTGCCGCAAATCGTGCCGCAAGTTGCTCCTGTCTGGCTGCATCAGCGTCATTTCGATTGGAGGCACCGTAGGCCATGTTGATCAAGTCTTTTTCCCTTTGTAATGACCGGATGTCGGCCCGCGCTTGAGCCATACTGGATGAGATGCTTTGCCGCATGCTGTCAAAGCTGCTTGAAATCGAATCCGGCAGGATGGAAATGATCGGGGCCGCCGCATCCATTAGGCCCTGAAATGCTTCTAATCCAGCTAGTTTTAAGTTCATAAAATTGATTTTCATACTCAACCAAAGTTGCTGCCCGGCCAGTTTCACCTTATCCCAGTTTTGGTACAGGTAGACGCCGGCCATTACAAGGGCGCCAATCGCCGTAATCACCATACCGATTGGATTCAATCGCATGGCAATGTTGAGGGCACGCTGAGCCAGTGTCAATCTACCGGTTGCGGTTGAAGCCAAAGTCTGTGCTGCAGCCTGTCGGAGAAAGATGCTTGACAATCCATTCCCGATCAACGCTGCAGTTGACCATGCCGCACGCAGCCCGAACCACGCGATTCTTGCACCGATCAGCGCTGCTGTTGTTCCCACGATGACTGAGGTTAGCTGTGGATGTTCCTGGGCGAAATTTCCGACCCATTTCGCCCCATCGATCAAACTGCTGACCATAGGACCGATAACAGGCAAAAACTGATTTCCTACCGTCGCAGCGGTATCCTGGATCTGTCTGCCCAATTGCGTCCAGGTAGGTGCCCCGTTACGGGCTGCTGTTGAGGCTGCTACCACTTTTTGCGTAGCGCCATCGATTGCGGACCCAGCATCGTCCATGATCTTCATACTCAAGATCACTTTTTCCGTCAGATCTTCCCACTGCGTCCCAAACAAAGCGACGCCGATCTGATTACGTTTGACCGGATCCCGCACCTTGTTCAGCGCATCAATCGTCTTGTTCCACGCCCGAATGCCCGCCTGACCGCCGTTTGCAATGTCCAAGGCCATCTGTTTTGCATTCAGACCCAAGGCTTTGAACGCATCTTCCGTCGTTTTGCTGCCGTCTTTGGCCCGAATATTGAATTCCTTCGCTGCGTCGGCTGCCTTATCCAAGTTCCAGGCGCCGGCTGATTTCGCTGCCTCCAGGTAAGCGTAAAACTGTTTGGCGGAATAACCCAACGAGTCAAACTGCGGCGAATACTCGTACAGCGTATCCAGAAAGTCATCCGCATAGTTCAAACCGTTGCGAAAACCGGAGATGATCAGATCCATTGCCTCTGTTTTGGACAGGTTTTCGAAGTTGTTCGTCAGGTTGTGCATCGACCTGTTGATTTCCATTACACCTGCGCCCCAATATCTTTCAGCGGCCAACGCCCCCTGCAGGATTAACTGCTGCTGCTCGGCCGTTTCATTCCGGATCGTTTGCGACATGATGCCATATGCTTCTGTAGTCGCGGCCATGCCTTCGCCCAGGCCAGAAAGGTGCGCACGCCGGATGATGTCAAAAGCTTGCTGCTGTTGTTGTGCCGTCAGTTCGGACTGGATTTGTATGCGCCTCAGCGCTTCCTCATAATCTGTAGCCGCCACAACCGCTCCAACAAGGTGAGCAGCCATCACAGGCGTTTCGCCCATCTTTCCTACAGCATCGCTGCGATTTTCCAAATGCGTCTGTCTTCGGCTCTGTTGCCGCAGCAAGGCTTGATACGCATGTTCTTGCCTGTTGATCGCGGCTGTCAGTTTCTCCTGTGCTGCAGTATATTGCTCCGTTGTAATGGTTCCGGCTTTGTGGTCCTTCTCAAGCTGTTTCAGTTCCCTTTTCAGAGCGTCCGTTTCCTCGGATAGCCGTGCCATCTGGTAAGAGGCGGAAGAAAACGCCCCTTTAAACGATGTTGCCAGCCGGCCAGCGATGGCAAAACTCACTTCATGAACCTTACGAGCCATTTCCTCCCGCCTCCCTTACCTCTTTATCCAATTCGATCGCCGTGTGTACCCACTCGGAGAATTCCATCAGCGGCATATCCATCCAAATATTCACGGGTGTGTATTCGTTTCGGGCCATTTTCAGGACAGCTCTTCGGAAATCTGCTAGCGCATGCTCTCCGGCAAAACCCATCCGTACAAAAAATTTTTCACTGTATTAATCACAGTCAGGAAATCAGGGGCATGAAGGCTCTTGATGTCTTCCGGGAGCAATCCCGACACGCGAGCAGCAATGACAGCCAAACCATCGGCAGAAAAAAGCGGATCTGGGCTCAAGTCGCCTTGCAGACGCGCCTGCCGCTCTACTTGAACCAGATCCGATCCTGTTAGTTCCGACAGTTTCAGCTCGATTTCTTCGATCCTTTGGCCATCCTTTTCCAACGGTTTGATAAGCTTGACTTTTTTCATCGTAACCTCCAATTAAAGCCCGAGGGCATTTCTTGTAGACTTCATGTAATCCACTCCATCGACCGCAAAGACATAGTTGAAACGGTCGAATTCAACACGTGTCTTCCTGTCAATTTCGAGCTTGAGGTAATAAATCTCCAGTTCCACTGACCCGCCCGTTCCTGCGCTTTTCTCGAATTTACCCAGGTCCACCTTTGTTGCCGGGCCCTGGGCTACCAGACGGACAGCAACGCCTTTATACTGTCCAGTTGCTGCATCGTAGACTTGAATTTCACCACGCAGATCAATCCTGTGGGCTTCCGGTCTGAGGAAATAAACCTGCTCCTCTGTCAAAACCCGGAAATTCAACGGGAGTTTCATGCTCTGCATATGTCCCATGGTCGGCGACTCATACTCACCGAGAATCCCGGCCGCTTTCACTGTCTCCGTCATCATGTCAAATGACGGCAGCGTCACATCTGCGATACCCAGCAGCGCGTTTCTCCCCGCAAGATACACCCGAAAATCCTTTAGTCGTTCAGGCAGTTTGTTCATCACTCATCGCCTCCGTTATGCCGCTGCGAACAGCGTATTCAAATAGCTTACATCGTACTCCAAGGTGAATTGGATCGCCTGCGCAGGAATCGGTGAGGCCAGGTACAAATGAAACCGTACAATCCCGGCCAAAAGATCACTCGTCGGGTTCTCCTCACTCAAGAAAGCCACCCTTCCGCCAAGCAGCGCACCTCGTGCTGTCAATCCATTCAACCAGAGGTTTACACTATCTACTACGGAGTCAATCAAACGGCGGTTTGTCGGGTCATCCACGTTTTCGAAGTACGTAAGAATCAGGGTGTTATTGATCCAGTTGAACATCCGACGAACTGCGATAAACGAATCTTTCACATCCGTAATAGCCGGATAGGCGGCCGTATGGTTCCCCCACAGCTTGTATCCACCGGTGAAGTTGAGCGCAGTGACAATCCCCTGTGAGTTGAGGTAATTTGCCTGATCGAGCCCCAGCGAGACCTCCGCCCCGCTCTCTGTGACAACAGCGTTGGCTTGCAGGTTTTTATTTGATGGGCTGACATAGGGGATATCATCGTGATCCGCATCCGTCTTGCAGATTACGCCAGCCACTTGAGTAGATAGGTGGAACACTTTGTCTCCCAGCTTTACTTTGGGCCAGCAAGGAATCTGCAGAGGATCTGTGTAATTGTTGTCATTTTTCCACGCTGGGGCTTTTGTGTAGTGATCCGCACCCTCAGAAGAGGAGTCCAAATCAACGACAGAAATCGCCCTAAAAACGCCGTTAATATTGCTGCTCTTCGCTTTAATAACAGCAGCCACAACCGGATCTTGGCTCCATCCAGGTGCCAGAATTTGACCCGGAACCATGCGGAACAACGGGAACACCTGATTGATCAACTCCAATCCGGTGTATTCGCCGGTGGAACCGTCCACGCCACCAATGATGTCGGTGGTGGTTACAGCCTCCGGGTCCAGCTTGTCGTATGACACGACCAGGCTTGTTTGAGTTCCGGGAATGTCCCCGCCCTCTACAGCAGTGATGACCACCTTTCCATTTTCATCAAAGGAGGCGATATAGTCTGTGCCCTTCACCAATGGTTGGCCTGCCTCACTGAGTTTGACCACGAGGGAATCCAGAAGAATCCCCTCCTCATTGATTTTGGACACCTTGTTTGCGTGAGGAATCGACTTATCTGTCTCGGTGGTCTTGTGCGTCTTCGGATCCAATACGTTCACGAATACGACCGGTGCCATATTGAACTTCGAAAAGTGGGAATCCATAAACTCACAAAGAGTGTACTTTTCCCAATCATCCGAGTATCCCAGCGCTTGTTCCGCTTCGTGGTAGCTATAAACCAAGACTGGCTTGTTGACGTATTCTTGCGTGCTCGCCAGGTTGATCGGCGCGGTCCCGAACACCACCGGCAATCCTGCGTTGACTTCCACAGGAGTAAGAACCGAGGTGGGGACTTCACTGCCATACACACCGTGTTGAAAGGACATTACTGTTCACCCCCGCCGAAATGGTTTTTTAACGCATGATACAATGCGTGTTCTGCGCTCCCTTTGACAGCCTGCGCCTTCAGTGTCTCTCCCAGCGCTTGAACCGGAACAAAGCACTTCTCCAGCGCCGGACACTTCTTGAAGTGCTCTTCCAAATGTTTCGGCAGGCCATCTCGGAACACAACAAAGCGACTGAGCAAGCCATTCGGCAGCGCCGGACCGCAGTAAATCAATTGCTCGCCAGTCGTTTGTTTAGGCTGCTCCGTTGACTGCGCCGATTTCACCTCGATCGCAGTCTCTTTTTCGCTGGTTTTCTTTCCTGCCATGTGCTAAAAACCTCCTTCTTCCTCCATTTGAGGAATGATCACGTCGAGAGTGATAGTCCCCCACCATTCCGGATAGGGATGTTCTTCGGGCAGCTCCGTTTTGATAGGTCGAGCAACGAGAAAAGACCCGCCAAACACAGGGCGGGCCAGCAGCTCTTGCTTGATGCGCGTGAGAACGTTCAGCGTATCTCTCCAACCGTCTTTTTGGTCTTTGCTGTAGGTACCAACGATGATTTTTACCGTAGCAGTCGCCTGCTCGTCTGTCTCGTTGTCTCCCAAAAACCGTGCAATCACGTAAGGTAGGTCCGGTTGGTCTTGGTTTTGCCTCTTTTCCGGAAGATAACCTGCAAGTACCTGCGGAGCCTTCTTTACTCCCTCAACATTGGACGGCAACTCGAAATTACTTACGATCGACTTCAGACGTTCTACTAGTTGATCCAGCATAACGATAGGTGTCATCGATTCGCCTCCAAAATCCGTGTGATCTCATGATCCAGCCTTTTGTCCATCGTTTCTCGGGCCTTTTCATACACCCATTCGCTAACCGTCTTGCTATCCAACATTTGCGGAATAGACGGTCCATACAACTGTTGAATTGGGCTTCGGGCTTCGCTCACCCGTTTGAACACTCCCACATGCCCGCTACTCATACGGGCCACAAATGCTGACTTGATCGGTCCTCCCTCGCCACGTTTGACGCGCGCGGTGACTTTAAACGGCCTTGCCTTTTTCCAGCGCACCGCAGCAGCCCTTTGCGGTTGCGGTTCTTTTGGCGTGACACGGAATTTTGTCAGCGGAAAGACGGTACCAGTGGAGATCACTCGGGCCATCAAATGGGTAGGCGATGCCCTTGAAATCTTGATCGTATCCACCACGTCTTTGTGGCGTACGATATACGTCTCCCGTACCTTTCTAGCCGCTTCGGTTTTGGCTGCCTCCGCAGCTCGGTTGATTGCTCTGGCCATTGCTTCTGGCGCCGCATCCGGGAGATGAGACAGCATTCTTTGGGCTTTTTCCACCTGTGCCATGGTCAATTCGATCATACCTGATTTGCTCCCAATGTGATTAGGTAGACGCCCGCTGCTTCTGTCACGTCTGTTACCATGTACTCGTCCCCGTCCACAGTGATGTACTGCCCAACGTCTGGTTTCTGGATGTCATCCACTTTGACAAACATCATGAATTCTGACAGCATCACACCACTGTGTGTCGGGTACATGCTCGCGCCATTTACCACCTTTTCCCTCAAGGTGTCCGCATCAATCACGACCAGGACGTCATTGCCGTCGATGTTGTGAATCTCGCCGAATTCATCAGGGTTGAAGAATACGGTCAGATCATCCTGGACCAAATCTTTAAAGTTCGGCATCCGGCTCTTCCTTTCTTCCGGCCAGCCACTCCCGATACTGTTCAACCCTTTTTTCAGCATTGGTCGCAGCCTCGATCCCCAATTGTTCCAGAATCACCTTCTGTTCCTGTGCTTTCAAGTCGATAAATTCCTCCAGTGTAGGTTCTTCTGACGAGGCTTGGGGTGGCGTTTCGGGCGTCTTTTCGGTTTCTTCGTTCGACTCGTTCTCATCGACGATGACGCCATTCGCTTTCAACTGCTCAATCACATCAAGAGGGAGAGCGCCTTTAGCGTTCTCCCCCGGCATGAACAATCGTCCACCAAAATTCAAGGGTTTCGTCAGCTTCATGGCGTCACACCCCCGGGTTTTTGAAGAGTCCACGGTAATCAAGAACGGTCACACCATAATCGAAGTAGATGCGGAAGTCCATACCAAGGCGATCAAACGGAATATCTGTCTCCAATGTCGGCTCCTCTTGACCGCGCAGGTAAGTAACCTCGATTGTATCCGCCAGGTTCTGATCCGCTGCGAGATACCATGCATCCTGACTGTATGCATCCAACTCAGCATCCACGATCACGGTATAAGAGTTGCGGAATACGTTGGCAACCCCGCTATTGGAGCTGGTAAGGTCGGATTCAGAACGCATAAATTGGGCAGCCTCTGTTTCAAGCGCAGCAGGTACGATCAAATATTTGGGCGAGATGTTCAGCGTAGCGATGCCGCGCTGATCTTTCTGGGTTCGCATCTTCAATCGGGCTTCGCTCATGGTGTCTTTACCGATCGCCCCAGCAGTACCCAAGTTGTTATGGTCCGCATGGAACAACTGCTTGCCGTCATAAATCACTGGATTCTGTGCCAGCATTTTATAGACAAGCTGGTTGATACCACGCTTCGCCGCCATTACGTACGCCGCCGGAATGCGAGTCAAGATGGAAAGATCGTCGTTAATGAATGCCTCACGTGTAAATCCCCAGCGCTTACTGTACGTCAGCACTGCCTTCGTGACTTTCTCATCTTTCATCGGGGTGTCATACGGGATCGGGCTATTTTGCGGCGTGAGTTCCAAGGTACCCGCTTCGCTGATTCGATAGTGCTCAGCCGCTTTGAAGTCCGGGTTCGATCCTTTGCTCGTCCACAATTGGAAAGTAGTAGGTGCCTCTTGATACGTTTGTGAGAGTGTTTTGTTTACGGCATTGGAGATGATGCTTTGGAATGTGCTGTCCGGCATCAAGGCGCGTTTCAGCAGTTCTTCATCCTTCATCCTGTGCGCGTGGTATTCCCCAGCCCGCTGCAGGCAATCGATGGCCAGGTCACGCAAGCGAAGTCCCCGAAGCTCCAACGCCCCTTCTGCTGGCTTCTGGATGTGCCGGCCGGCTCTCAGCAGCAGCGCATCCGTTGCCGCCGCCCGGAATTTGTCCACTTCTTCTTCGCGTACTTGAACGCCAACCGTCTGAGGCTTCCGTTCTTCGATCTGCTTTTGCAGGATGGCGTCTTTTACCGCCTGCACCGTGGCGCCGGAACGGATGTATTCCGTATCGTCCAGCCCAAACGTGCGGCAGAGTTGGGAAATTTGCGTGACCCGCTCACGCTCCGCCTCCGCCGCCCGACGTTGGATTTCTGCGGTATCCAGCGGTTGTGCTGCCGGTTCTACTGAGCGTGTTGCAGGTTCAGTTGCAGCACCCCCTACGTTCGCCCCTGTATCGGGCACCATCAATCCTTGTGCTTGCAGTGCCAATCGTTTCAATCCATGCATATCAAATTCCCCGCTTTCTTGTTCGAAATTTCGTCCAACGCCGACACTTGGATCGGCAGGTGTGGGCTCGATGCTGATCTCAAACGGCTGCCATTTGAGCGCGATGTAGGCCGGTCCGGTATGGCGGCCATTTGCAGAGGTCTTCCCCGCCTTTACTTCTTCCCACGAGCTGACGGAGTATCCAACGGAAACCCCTTTGATCATGCCCTTTTTCACCTTTTGGAAAATCTTGTCGCTCTCTTCGTCGTCATCAAACTTGACCACCGCCCGCCCTTTTCGCTGCGTTTGGTCCAGCCACACCTTTTCGATGGAGCCAATTGGCATTTTGCCGTAACGAGCGTCCCGGCCATGGGCAAACAATAAGACGCCTACCTCCTGAAGTCTTGTCAGGTCGATGGCGTCTGGATCATGGCTGAGGATTTCTGCACCGAAATACCTCTCGTATGGCGCTTCCGAGCTGAAGGACAGCTCGACGGTTCGCTCCTCTTCGTTGACCGTCGAACGGTCAAGTGCCAGGGTGCGCGTCAGCATTTGCGCCGGTCCGCTACTCTTCCTCGTCAACACCGACGGAAGCTTGATTTTTCCCACTTGACTCTCCTCCCATCATTTGTTGAATCATCTGCAACTCGATTGCCCGCTGCTCAATGACTTCTCGCCAGTCCTCACCCCTTTCTGCGCAGATCCGGGCCAACGTATCTTGGTTGGATTCCAGCGCTACTTTATTGGCATTGACCTCTTTCAAGGGATCAATCCAGGTATAACCCGGGGGAATCCAGACATGCGCGGTGTATTTGCTCCGGTTCTCCAGATAGTCCCGAACCTTAATTTTTCCCGTCAAAAACAGAGAGTCCAGAAATTCCAGGTAGATCGGGGTCAGGACGTTGCGAATCAGCGACTTCTGCATCTTTTTAAACGTTTTTCTGTCTTCCAGCATCCCCTGACGTGCACTGGAGTAATTCACGGTGCTCAGGTCCCGGGATACCGTCTCATAGCTTAATCCAAGACCGGACGCAATCAGGCGGATCAGCGTGGTGATAAATTCCTTGGTGTCGGAGGCCTGGCCGCTTGGAATTACCGTCTGGACTTCATCACCAGGGTTCAACTCCCCGATCATCCCCGGAGACAGCGTGACGCCATCATAGCTGTATTCCTTCTGCTGCTGGTTCACCACGCGCCCGGTAGGTCCTGATGGCATCGCTTTTTTGATGAAAACGGACAGACAGGCGAGGACTCGCTCCTTTACGGAAACCGCTTGAATAAACTGGTTGGCGTCTTTGATCCGCATCATCGCAGTTGCCAGCATTGACACCTCGCGTACCTGACGTGGAGATGTTTTTCTTCGCCAGAAAATCACGTTTTTGGCATCGATCTTGACACTTTCGCCCGGGATCGCAATATTGTTGTGGTACTTCTTGAAATGGTAAGCCACCGGGCGATTGTACTGATCGATCTCTACCCCGTCGATGATCCGGTTGTTTCCGGATGGTGTAGCCAGCGGATCCAGTTCATCTACTTCTCTGATCTGAATCTTGAACGGAAAATCGCTGTCCGGCACATTTACTTTCACGATCAGGATGCCTCCGTCCACCACGTACCGGCGAACCAGCATTTCCTCGATCTCTTCAAGGGACTGAGTGCCGGTGATATCGCAATGTTCAGCTTTGCAAAATTCCTTCCACAGCGCCTCAATCTCTTCGCTGAGTTCGTCTTCCCCAGGAATCCTCACTTGCAACACCATGCCGCTGCCGACGACATTGCGCTCAAAGGCGGTGATCACGGCCTGGGCAATATCGCTATTGCGCTCCAAATCCCTTGCCCTAGCCCTCATAAGCTCCCGCGTTGCTCTCATCCTGTTTTCATCGTAAGTTGAAGTGGGATTCCAGTTTACATTCAAACGATCCCGGGAAGCACCGTCATACAGCGCATCCATTCCCGATCTCCACGCCTGACGCTTGTAGGCCCACCGTGGACTGATCGCCGCAATTGTCCGCTCAAGCCATTGCATCTACATCACCTCCCATCGAAAACGGCCACTCTGAAGATGCCTCCGCCATTTTCCAGAGCTTCAATTTCTCGTTCTAACCGATTCCGCTCTTGATAGAGCAACGACAAATCAGCCCGCTTCAGCCGGCGTGTTCCAATGCTGTATTCTTGGGCACCGTTCTGGATAGCAAGAATGGCACGCTCCACTTGTACCAACTGCTCTCGCAGCTTCTGCAGCCTCTCTTCCGCCGTCATAACCAGCTTTCACCTCCTAACCAGTTGTTTTGCTTCATCGGTTGTTTGGGAGCAGCCTTTTCCGGGACAACCGGTTCTTCATATCGGGCGTACCTGATCCCCAACCGATCTGCCGCGAAAGCAGCGTACACTTCACAGTCCAGGTAGTGGTTGTCGGCTCCAGCGGTCTTTGGCTGCCATACATCAATCTCCTTGCCGCCCCGCTTGATCGTCACCTTATGCTCCGCCGTGATCTGCTCGGCATATTCCCGGTCGCAGTTCTCATACACGTACCATCCGCCGTCGGCGCCTGGCGGGTAGGAAAGACGATTGGCAATCAAATCCTTGTAGTAAGCGCCGTAAACAAGGTACAGCGAAATGCCGTACATCCCCTTTTCCTCCCTATCGATCTTCGTGAGACGATACTTAGAGAGGATTTCGGTACTGGACCCTTTTACGGCAACGGCCCATTCGCTGTTTCGAACGCAAAAGTCGTACGTTTCATCAGGATTCCAGCCGGAGTCAATGGCGCACAAACTGACGAAATACTCCCGGCCATCCCTGGTTTGGTAAGGGACGTTCATCACGTCCTCGATCTCCGCCCAGGTTTCACAGACACCATGCCGGATGTTCCAGCTTGTCATTTTCTCTCCCCAAGCACGGATGGTGAAGTAAAATCTGTCCTTTTGAACGTCCACCCCACCGGTGAGAAAGATGGTCCGATCTGGAACGACCCCTTCCTCATAGCCGCTGGATCGCTCCAGGACCTTGTCGCTGTTCAGCTTCACCTGTGTTTTCTCCCAGGGCTCAGCCAACCAACTGTTCACGAAGTTCATCAGCGCCTCAGGATCGTCCTTGCTGCTTATAAACTCATAAGCCACGTCACCAAATCGCTGCCATGGACTGTATATCGCATTTAGGTGAAAGGCTGTTTTTGCCGCCAGTTTTGTCGATCCGTCCTGGCTGCGCCACTCCCCGTTGCGTAACATCATCGGTTTGTGAGCATCCCGGATCATGCCTTTGCACTTTTCGCATTCGTAGTACGCCGTTTGCCTGATTTTTTCGGGCGGAAGTTCCTTGTCAAACTTGACACATTGAAATTTGAACGTCTGGAAATGGCCGCAGTGGGGACAAGGAACATAATACTGCAGTTTCACATCCGCTTTCTCATAAGCCTGCCAGATGGCCCCGTTTTTCAGTGTGGGGGTGGATGTCTGAAAAATTTTCTTGTTATACGGGAAGGTTTTTGTCCGCTCACGCGCCAGCGCGCGCGGATCCGCTTCTTTTCCTGCGCTTTTCGGGTATTTATCCACCTCGTCCATGAAAAGAAAGCGAATCGGCCGGCTGGCAAGTGATGCCGGGCTGTTGGCACCGGAGATGATGGCATACATCCCATCCATCTGCAGTTCCCTTACCGTACTTTCTTCCGCATGATACTTGTCCGCCAAAACGGGGCTCAGTTCCATAAGCGGCTGCAGCCGGTTTTTGGACGCAAACTCAGCCAGTTCGATGGTGGGATACACGATCAGAACCGGGCTTGGGTCCTGGGCGATCACGTAGCCAAACATGTTATTCATGCATTCCGTTCCACCAACCTGAGTCGGTTTGCAAAAAATGATTTCTTCGACTCTCGGATCGGTGAACGCATCCATGATCCCCCGCAGATACGGCGTGCGATCCGTGGACCACTGGCCAGGCTCAGCCGATGTTTTACTGTCCAGAATCCTGTATTTGTCCGCCCATTCGGAAACGGTAAGCTTTTCGGGCGGTCTGAGCACTTGAAGTGCGGCCATCAGCCACTCTGACCACTTACTTTTCTCTGGCATCGTACACACCCCTGACAGACAGTTGCAGCAGAACCGCATTTGTCGTGTCGGCGATGTTTTGCTCAATGATTCGCACTTGTTCAGGCTCTACGAATGGAGCGACCTCCATGGCAATCTTCCGGCTAAACCCGCTCATGGACCGTTTCAGTGTCGTAAAAAAACGCTGCAGCTCAGCCACAACGTCATCCCGTTTGATGTATTCACCTTTGGCAATCGCATTTTTGAGAGTAGCGGCCTCCGTTTGTTGCTCTTTCAGCTTGGCTTCATAGTAAAGTTTCTGCTGCGCGAGTGTCATTTTCTCCTCACGCTCAGGCGCCTGGTTTGAACTGGCTCCTTTGTAGTCCTGCACCCAGGCAAGGCACTCTTTGAGTGGGTACCAGCCATTTGCACATTTTGGCATGCCCAGTTTTACCCACTGTGCAAGTGTATTTCGGTGCACATCCAGTACATCACACATGGCAGAAGTGCTTAAACACAGGCGATTGTCAATCATTTTTGCAACGGATTTTACACTCAAAACGCCCCCTCCTCATTGCACATTGCATAGCGGTTTTTTTTGTGCAAACTCGGCCAAATCGCGGGGTCGAACGTACCCGCACAGCCCCCTACCCCCGGGGAAGGACCCGTGGGCATCGATGGCCTTCGCCCTTAGAGCCACAAGGCTTTTCGCTATTTCGCACGCAGTATTCAGCAGAAAATACAACTTGAATGAATCATATCTATACAGAGAGTTTCATTCGCTCACCTCTTTCAAAGCCTTGATATATCTGCGTTTGTAAGACCTTGCTATTTTGAATGATACATTCGCAAAAAATGAGTCATACATCAAAAGCGAAGCCTGAATATGGCCTCGTCGATTGTGTCCTGTTCGATGCCGATGTACCGTCTCGTGATGCTGACATCAGCATGATTGAAAATCTCCCTCAGCATCTCACTGTTGTTCGTTTCCTTATGGAAGTGATACCCGAACGTTTTCCGTAGGGTGTGACAGCCAATGCTTTCGAGCCCGAACCGATTCGCAACATCCTTCAGGATCTTATACGCCATGCTCCGCTGGATAGGCTTATTTTCGCCCTTTCTACTTTGGATCAGGTAGATATGGTCTTCCTTGCCTTCGATGTATGGCTTCAGTGCTCTCTTCAAGGCCGGATGAATCGGCAGGCTCTTTCTCTTCTTGGTCTTGATCTCCCGTAGATAGATCCTGTCCTTTTTCACATCTCCAACCTTTAGCTGCAGAATGTCTGATATACGCAACCCGGTATAAATTCCAAGAAGGAACAAGATGTAGTTGCGTTCATTGGTCGCTTTCAAGTACCGCTTGATCGCTGCAATGACCTCGGGATCGCGGATCGGTTGGACGTAGTTCATCAGCATCACCTCCTATTGAAAACTTATGCCCCACTTATTTCGGCAGGGGCCTCCGCCGCGATCCGTCCCTTGGGCCGCTGCGGTCACGGTTCTCCTCGGAGGGTAGGGTATGAGCTGCTGCAGGTGGTAAGCCGGCAGCAACCAGGGACGGCGTAAACGAATATGAGGCGCACTGGACGGGGAGCGAGCGGCCAGAGCCTTCAACCTCGCGTGTTATTCCCCGTGCGCTGCGCCTCCAGTTTTCGTTGCCATTTGCGTTTTTCTTTTTCTCGGAATGCCAGCACGCAGTCTTCCCACTCTTTGACCGGCAGGGTGATCTTCACCAGAACCATCTCACCACGTCCTTCCATGCCTACGCTCTCTGCGATTACGTGGGTGCTGCTGACTGAAAGGCGCCAACCAGCGTGATAGTTTCAAAATCCATTTCATGGTACTTCCCTCCAAACAAAAACCACCCAACATCTGCCGGGTGGCTGCTAGGTGTTTGCCTCCTTCAAAAAGAAGAGCCGTCCGGTTAAATCCCGAACGGCTATCCTCATTTCGCGTTGATACCATAGTAGCATGTCTATGACCAAACATCCTGCCAAATGTCTGCCAAATGTCTGCCACTTTCCTGCCATTTTTACGCGGATTCGTCTTCGACGTAAACCTCCAACTTCAGCATCAAGGCGAGCTTGTAAAACGCCCTTGCTTTGATACGGTAGTATTTCCGCTCGCTCAGGTTGAGCTCCGGCCAGACAGCATAATCTACGACGTCGTCGTCTTCTAGGTACCGTTTCGTGATGATTTTCTTTTCCAAAGGCCCCAGTCGGTCAACTGCTGCTGTCACACGTCGTACGTGCTCACGGCGGCGCCGCTCCTCATCCACGTTCTTTTGAGCTGTGCTCTCTGTACTGCTATGGAAGGCGTTTGTTTGGCTTGCAGGGGTCATGCTGTACGCCGGCGTCGTCTTCGCTTCGATTTCCGGGTGATACCCGATCTGCATGTACAGTCGGCAGGTTTCCAATGCCCCCTCCACTCGATCTCGTGTTTGCTCTCTGTCGAACTCAGGAAGTTTAAACCGCAGCTGTTCTACTTTCTTTTGGCTCATCTTCCGACTCCCCCTTTTCAGGTCAGCCATGGTATAATTTTTTTGGACACCTTTTCCATGGCTCCCGGCAGGGGGCTTTTGTTTTTCTACTTGATGCCCAACTCTTCCAGCGTGTCGCTGGCTATTTTTCGCATTCGACGCGCCACTTGGATGTCTGTTCCTTCGCTTTCATACTCTTGAAAAACTCGATGTAACGCCTCGACCAGCTTTTTCTCGCGCTCGAACAACTCAATGGTTCTGGCTTGCTGCTTATCCCGCCAACCTTTCCAGACGGCTATTTCAGCTTGTAAAAGCTCCAGTTCTTCCCGCAACCGCTGGTTTTCCGCCATGAGTACTTGCCAGTCGTCAATTAACCGCAGGAAATCTCTCCTGACAGCCAGTACGCTACTGTCTAAGTCAAGCGGAAGTGTTTGATAAAACTCTCGTATCGCCGCGATTTCCTCCGGCGTCAGGTATTTGTGGTCCATGCTTTTTACCTGGTCCTCCACGGTCATTCCCCCTTCACCAATCTCGGCCAGTTCACATGCGGCGTGTAATAGTCGCATTTGGCAGATTGACCTCCTCGGGGTACTTCAACCAGGGCACGAGGGATCAATGAATACCGCTGTCCTTTCAGTTGGGTGCGAAACGTCCCTGGCGGAGTTTTCATAAACGCATCTTCACCCGGCTTGATGATGGCCACCACTTTTCCCCGCTTGCTCTTTGAGATACCGGCCGCCTGGCTTGTCCACTCCACGGTGTCGCCGACGGCGTAATCCAGGTGGTAGGTCGTTTTACCGTGTTTGAATTCGGTTTTGTATTGCATGCTTTCCCCTCTCCTTTACACCCGAAATATTTTGTTAAGTTCTAACGCAATAAACGGTAGACCGTCCCTTTTATCACCTGCTATACTATTTTTAGGGAGGTGATCCAAATGGAAATCCAAATGGAACTATGTCCTGCTTGCGGTAATTACTCCATCGTCTTTGAGAAATCTGATGACGATGAAGTCATCATCAGATGCACTCGCTGCCCTTACGAAGCATCTTAAGAAATTGTCGGTATTCCTTTAGGAATTACCGACTTTTTTCATTGGATTTTAATATAATGAGCAGTTTGTATCCGGGGCGCGCGGCCCCGACTGCACTCGTTACACAGTTTGTTAATTCGATGACTTTTTAGCCGAGGATACTTGTCTCTCTTTTTCTTTCTGACAACTCATGTGTGTTCGATTTCCGTAAACATCCTCCCAATGAGGACGATACTTATCGACTTTTTTCTTACACCATGAACAATACTCTTTTTTTCTCATAGCTCCCCCAGCGAGTAACCAGGCAGCCGCCCCGCCTGGCTACTCCGTAACTATTGAGATAACACTTCAAGTTCAGCTTTCAGATGCTTAACGCAATCTTTCATCGAGTGACTGATGTAACATCCCTTTTTGTAGTATTTCAGGTAGTTTTCAACCACCTGATCGACCGTGTAAGTGTAGTCTCTCTTGGCAATAAATCTCTCCACGTTCTGCCGAGCCTGTTCTTTATCCATCCGTCTTTCCTCCCTACACATTTTGTTAATCACTAATGATCCGTCCGTAACCTTCCGCTTCCAACTCTTCGGCTTCGTCCCTTTCAAGCCAATAAATCTCCCCAGCTTTAAGGTTCATCCATCTGTGATCGTCAAACATTTCAATCCGAACGCACTTTGGATAAGACATAAGCGATCCCTCCCGTTTTCAAAATGAGCATTGTGTTAAATGCCTCACGCGATGATAATTTCGTGCCGGAACAATCCACCCTCAGCCGGTTCCATCGCCGGCGGGAATCGGTCGGGAGAGAGCTGGAGCAGGAGTTTGCCGCTCTTACTCATCCCTGCTTTCCGGAATCCCGCTGCGTGAAAGCACCCGCCGCGCAAATGCTCGCCCACGTAGGTGATCATTCCGTCTGCTGGCGGTTCTCCCCAAAGGTGCCGCGTGATACCCAGCGCCAGCACGATCAGATGGCTTGAGAGGTAGTCCCCCTCATTCCGGAACAGGGTACATTCCCATGCGTCCCAGCCATCATCCCGGATTCCGTTCCAGGTCACCCAAAGCGCTTTTTCATCTTCCGTGAGAAGGACCAGGTTCTTCCCCGGCCGGCAGAACTGGTTGCTGCCTGGCTTCTGGCGGGTGTAGTGCCTGTCCGCCAACTGCAACGCTCTGTGATCGCCCTTATTAATTAAGGTCCAAGACATGTCCTACCCCCACCTAACCGAGCTGTACCCCCGGCAGCGAGAAGATCGTCTGCTGCCCCATCTGATTCATTGCTACAGGATTGATCCAAAGGACTTCCGTTCGCCTTCTTCCGCCTTCCGCCTGGACGATTTTCGTCTCCCGATGCCAATGCTTCAATCGCTCATCGTACAAGGGATGGGCATACCCTGAGAGCAACACTGGCCCGGGATGGGCATCGAGAGCATCGAGCAGTTCGAGGTGGTCATCGTCGGTCATTTCGTGCCGGTACATACGGCCGTGCCGAGTCTCCATGAGGTATGGCGGGTCCGCGTAGATCAGGACATCCGGCCGACGGTAGCGTTCGATCAGCTTGACTGCCGGCTGGTGTTCAATCTGAATCCCTTGCAACCTTTGGGCGATGACGACGATTTTTTCGGGCATTTCCATCCACTGCTTGGGGACGGTCTTATTCGGGCAATGGCTAACGTCAATGTTGTGTCTCCAGCCCGTTCTGTCACTTGTCTTCGCTCCGCGCGCCATCCAGCAGCGCACCAGGAACCGCCGGGCGTCTTCCAGCTCGTCGCCAGTTAGCTCGTAGCTCTCGTAATACTCCTGCCGGGAGTATGGCGTCCACCTGATTTTTTTCGCCAGTTCCTCCGGCCGGTCCCGGATCACACGGAAGAGGTTTACCACTTGGCCGTCCAGGTCATTCACCGTTTCGATCTTCGAAGGAGCTTTGTTGAAGAGGACGGCGCCGCTACCGAAGAACGGCTCCAGGTACGTCTCATGCTCCGGCATATGTTCGATGATCCAGTCGGCCATCGACCACTTGCTGCCGGGGTAGTGTAGAATTCGTGGGTACTTCATTGAACCACCACCATCGGGTTCCCGGGTACCTCCGGTTTCACCCAGATCTCCTCTGCAGCCATCAGCCATGTTCCGTCCTGTGCCGCCAGCAGTGAACGCAACATTGTCTCTGCGATGGCCTGGGCGGCTGCTGGAGGAACAGCGTTCCCGATCCGTTCCCGCCATTTAGCGTCGTTGTTGCCGACCAGTTCGAACGGTGTACCGTCGGTCAGGTGTGTAGGGAACCCCTGCAGCATGGCCAGCTCGTATGTCGTCAGCGGCCGGTGCCAGGTGCCGTCCTCCGCGATGATTACCCATACGCCGCGCTCGGCATCGTCGGGAATCCGCGGATCAGCGACCGCCGCGGCGCCGGCGTGGATGTCACCGCTGCCGATTATGGTCTTGGCCGGCTCGTCCCAGCGCTGTACCCCAAGTGTCCCCGATCTCGGCGCGCAGCCGAGGCGCGGGTCTGCCACCGACTGAGCACCTGACTGAATATCTGGCGTTCCTGTCACTGTGCTGGCCGGGCCCTCCCAGTCAAGCACCTGCCGTTTGTTCGTATATCCCTTTGCTACTCCCAATCTCGGGTCAGCGATGCATGGAGCTCCGTTGTTTGGCCGGGCTGCACCGGTCACCGTGTTCGCGGGTTCATCGAATCTGAGTACCCGGTAGATCGCCCCGTGCGTCCCTTCTTTGAACCCGGTTCGTGGATCCGCGATCGATACCGGGGCATTCATGATCCTGCCGGCAGCCCGGATGGTCTGAGCCGGCTTGTCCCATTCCTGGACGCCGTACCCGCTCGGAAACATGTTTTCCAGCGTCAGGCGCGGGTCCGCAACTGCCTGTGTCCCGTTGCTTCGCCCGAATCCTGCAGCACCGGTCACCGCACCGCTTGGCTGATCCCACTCACCGACCGCCATCGCCCCTTTATGCGGCACATGAGTGATTCGGTACTGCCACCATGGGATCTTCTCCAGGTCGCGCCAGTCTCCACCAGCAGGGATAAGCGCCAGGCGCACCCAGGTTTTCCACTGCAGCCGAGGCAGCCGGTGCATTTTGCCGCCGGCCGGATCATCCGGCAACGGTAGAGGTCCCAACACTTCGCCGATTGCCCGAACGCGGCGGACAGGCGGCTTGTAGACGAAATTCGGAAGTTTCTGGGGGGTTCGGGCGATGAGAAGGTATCGTTTTCGGTGCTGGGCCAGCCCGCCGATTTCGCCGCAGTCATGATTCCCCTCATGGAACACATAGCCGTACTTCGCCAAGAGCGTTTTCACTTGATCAAGTAGCTGCGCGCCGCGCGTGGTGATCCTCGGCACGTTCTCCAGCAGGATCAGCGCCGGCAGGTCGTGATCGAACGCATCCAGACACAGCTTCAGGCCGCGCACCACCAACCGGTTCAACGCCTGGTACTTCCTTGTCTTGGCCGACCGCTCCGGTAATAATCCGCTGAATCCTTTGCATGGCGGACTGGTGAAGATGATGTCCGGCGCCTGCCCGCCTGCCGCTCGCCAGATGTCGTCAGGGGTCGCCTCCCTCCATTCCGCCGGCGGCTCTTGGCCGTGAAAGTCGATGTACTGCTGCCGACTGAACAGATCCATCTGCACCGCCGGCGCGCCGGTGATCCGCTCAAAATCGGCGCACGCCTCCGGGTCGCAGTCGATTCCAGCCAGCGTTTCAATACGCCCGACGACGCCCCGCCACTCTTCCCGAGCCTGCTGGAAGCCAAGGGCACCGCCTCCAATACCGCAAAACAGGTGCAGCGATGTAAAAGTAGTCCGCATCGTTAACCTCCATCCTTTTTTGTCCCAACTGGTTGTGTTACGCTTCCAGAAGGAGCGTGATCGTATGGAAAAGTCGTTCTATTACGCGGTCCCCTGGCAGGAAGTCAGCTACCTGCGCGAAGCCCTAGCCGCTCTGGAGATTCCGTTTGTCCTTGAGCAGGATGACCGGCTGGAGTTGAACCCTGGCGAAGTAGCCTTCGTTTTCCCCAATCTCCCCATCCGGCAGTTCCGCCATGTTTATGAGTTGTTCGGCCAGGTCGGCCGGCTGTATCCTCGGTAGCTGATTCACCTATCACATCACTTCCTCCCGTTCCACGCCGGCCGGCCGCCACCGACTTTGTAGTTGATCACTCCTGCAGCCGTGCTGTTTTGCCGAATCCACTTATATACTTCCGTCCGAATGAATGGGAACGGCGTTGGTTTGCGCTTTGATTGTGGGTTGCTCATCTTCCACGCTCCCCCTCGTCACGCCGAGCGCTTATCGTTTCGCTCCAATTCGAACCTGCGCCACTCATCCATCAATTCGTCAATTGACGCTTCTTCTACCGGTTTTCCGCATGCTTCCGTCAAGCCTTGGCGAAGTAACTTACTCACCAAAACTTCGCGTAAAAGTTTCATCCTTTCTCTCTCCTTTCAAACGACTGCCCCTAAGCAAGGCTGTTCGTATTGCGCCAATCTTCGTCTCAGTTCAGCATTTTCTTCTCTGAGTTCGAAGCAATGTTCCATCATGGTAAGAAACTCGTTCATCGCGCGTTGGCCGTCATTGGACCACATCATCGCGTGTTCCAATGCGTCCCGTTCGTTCAGCAGACGTCTTGCCTCCTCTGCGCTGATCATTCCTGGCACTTCACTGAACAAACGAACGCGCAGTTCTTCCAACTCAGCGGCAGAAAATCGTTTCCATGGCGTCATGTCGTTGGCTCCTCTCCCTTTCTGATCAGCACCATGTTGTCCACGTCAAACACTTCCCCGCACCCTCTGCACGTCCGGTGTAGGAGGCGCGATCGGAGCGCGAGAGTAAATGTTCCTGTCCCACACGTCCGGCAGCGGCCGGGCTGTTCCTGCGGCGGGATCGGGGGTTTCGATTCGGCCCGCTTCTGTCTGGCCATCAGCCGGCCACTTCCGAAATCCGATAGTTGAGTCCAGGACCCTGTAAGATAACGCAGTAGTCCCGGGACATCTCGTATATCCGCGATCCGATTCCCATGTCAATCTCGCACAGTTCGTCGATGTCCCGCTCCGATGACACCAGCATCGGAAGGTTGTTGAGATAGCGGTAGTTCACGATTGCGAAAAGCTGTTCAATTTGGAATTCCGTGGGCTTTTTGCGTCCCTTAAACAGGTCGTCGATGAACAGCACCGGCACTTTCTGCAGCTGATGGATCCGGTAGTCCAGATGCTCCAGGTTGTCCTTGAGCTCGTTGAAACCCTCCACCCAGGGGAAGTAGATCACCCCGACTCCCTGCCGCAGCAGGTTGTTGGCGACTGCCATCAGGAGGTGCGTCTTTCCTGATCCCGGCGTACCGAGAAGAGCGATGCTGTTTTGCCGCTTGTCTTTGATCTCGTGGAAGTTCCGGAAGTATGTAGTCGCGCAGTTGTAAGCATCCACGACCGGCTGCGGCCGCCCCTCCGTGCGGAAATTCTTGAACCCGAGCTTTTGAAAAGCGTCCGTGATCTGACTCGACTTGAACAACCGCTCGATCCGTTTTTGTTCCCGGCACTCGCAGAACCGCCAGCGCTCATAACCGTCTTCGTCACGAACGAGGAACCCCTCTTCGTCCTTGCATTTTGCGCAATTATATGTCCTTGGGGTCTGGCCGGTTGATCCATCCGGTTTTGCCGCGCGTGATCGGAGTTGCTCGAACTTCCTGATCAGTTCTTCCGCCGATGTCACTGCCTTTTGCATGCTTCGCCACACCTCCCGCTCGTTGCTCAAACTCCACCTGGTAGGCCATCACTTGCTGCAAAGTGCGTAATCCTCGGTTCGTCCAATCAATTAGCGCCTTGTTCGCGTAGTTCCATTTGCGGGCGCCGTTACGGACGGCAGTCTTGATGGCTTCGGTGACGATTTCATGCGGCTCGTCAAAGAATCCACCATCAAGCCATTGCGAAATGTCCTCAGCGATAACGGGTGTGATGACTCCGATGTTTTGCTCATAGGTGAGAAACGGGTTGGGCTTGTTCGCGCGCGCTTCTTCCTCCTCATCTTCTTTCTCTGTAGTAGTCTCTGTAGTAATCTCTGGTATTGGTCTGCCCATTTTGGGCAACTCGTCTGCCCATTTTGGGCTGTCCATCTGCCCAGATTGGGCAGTCGTCTGTGATTTTTCACAGTCGATTTGCCCATTTTGGGCAGTCGTCAGTTCTTCCAGCTTGTCATAGTCGATGGAGTACCACTTGGTTTTGTCGATTTTGCTTTGGTTGTAGTTGCCGGTGAGAATGACCCCCGTCTGTTCCAGCTTCTCGATGATTCGCCGAATGGTGTTCACTCCCCAAAACGGGAACTGTTCCTGCCAGCCCTGGTACGTGTTATAAACCCACGCTCGGCCGTCGTAGCGGTGTGTGCTCTTTTGAAGCCAGTAGTGGAGTTGTTGAAGGAAAATCGCTTCGTTGAGACCGATCAGCGTCGCGAGCGACGGCTGGATGACAAGCGGTTGGTCATCAAGTAGCAAGCTACCCATTTGTGTATGTCCCTCCTCCCGCTTGATTTTTGTCACTGATTCCGTTACCCTGTTAGTAAATCTGTTGCATTTCATGGGCCCAGCGTTGCAGCGCTGGGTCTTTTTTAGTAGGAATTTCTGCCTTCCTGTCGAATTTTGGTAGTTGTCCAGACTTATCAAATCGTTACAGGAAGGAGGTGAAACCATGTATTCAGTTGAGCAACTACAGGCATTGGATTATTTGCTAAAGAGAATCACCAGAGAAGACTCCTTTGCCATTTACAACAAAAACTTAAAGCTGGTTGTTGAATACAAGAATATGCTCTGGTATGGAGATTTCTTGGAAATGGACGACAGTGCAGCTAGCCAGCTTTTCATTGGTGATGACGGTCTTCTTGAACGTGAAAGGTATTATCCAACCGGTAGCAATGCGATTTCTCCCTTTAAGCAAATTTGGGATTCCTTCATTGAACTAGCAGTGAAAGCAGACAACTATTGGTGGAATAATCCTTTCAAAAAAATTACCGACTTACCCTTGCTGTTTGAAACCCTTATTAAAATCCTGGAAAGAGCAGAAATACCAGACGGATGCAGCGCATTTCGCCCCTATCTTCTGAATGCTCAAACCGTGGACGGCACTCTCCGCTTGCCATTTATTAATCTGGGTGGAGAGAAAATTCAACTCGTTTCCATCATCGAGTTGAATGGCTGAATCCCTCATAGTAACGGGCAATAGCCCGCCATACTGCTTCTTCCTTCTCTGCCTCCGTGGCATATTTACCATCAAGGATTTCAGAGATTCGCTTTCTCAGCTGAGAGAGCGGATCTCTCTGGATTTTTCGTGCTGGTAGTACGAAATATGCTCTATCTACCCAATCACGAAATTCATCCAGGTTCATTGCTTCGAGTTCATTGGATGTCGGCAAAAATTTCTCAATTTCCTTTTCCATCCCCACTCACCTCCTCTCAGCGTAATCACGAGGCCGCCGCGCCCCAACCTCTACGCGGCCGCCGCAGCTCCTCGGCTGCTCCGCTTGACCTCGCCATGTAGGTGCAGGGCCGGCAAGTGCCACCGCCCTGGGAGGTTTCAACCTCCGCGGAAGCATCGACAGATTCGGGAGAACTGCCGCACATATTTTTTGGTCGATGCCCCCGCGCAGGCCGAAGCCCGCGACATACTGCTTGTCCAATCCCAAACGTCTGTGATATGCTGTTTGTAAGCGATACTATGCCGTCTGTTGTGAGCAGGCGGTTTCTTTTTTTCTGATTTCGTCGGTGAGTTGACGGGTCTTCGCCCTGTATACCTCATAAGCTGTCATGTCCCCGCTTGTCCGCGCTTCAACCATCAGCCTTTGGTAGTTCAGCAGTTGCCTTCTCATGCTTTGAATGTTCACGCTATCCCCTCCTGGAACCGCTGTTTCATCCATTCCACTTCCCGTTGACGCTTGAACTCTCTTACCAGCGCTGCTGTCTCGCGCATCATCCTGGCGTCGTATGTTGGCCCGAATATTTCCCGGCGTTCCGCTCTCTGTTCCAGAGCTTCCGCGATCAGAAAAAGCTGCTCCTCGTCCAATCCGTTGTCTGCTTTGGAAAAGTTGGTCCAATCTTTAATCGCCAAGACCTTTCTCGCTGTCTCCAGTATTTTGAGCGCGTTGTGTACATCCCCGCTTCTTTTCTTGTCCGCTGAAGTTTCGGCTAACGCCTGTATGATGTATCCGTACCGCTTCTGTGTCAGGTTTGTCGCCTCCATCAGCTTGCCCCTCCTTTGACCATCTTCATGAATCCGCGCTTGACCAACTTGGTTTTATGCTTCGTCCATTGAGCGATCCAGCTCAACTTTGTCTCCTTGGTGATCACCGCAGCCATGTTGGTGGCCGAGGTGACAACGTCCAACGTTTCCTGGATCAGTTCCTCGACCTGCTGCCGCTCCTGGGTGGTGAAGTTACTCGGTGGCTTCAACAGTATCGGCTGCACCCGCTTGATCGCTGCCAGTAACTCCTCCATTTCCTCCACCGTCTTGGCCACGACCGTGTGCCGGTTTAACTCCACGTTCTCGCCGTCCAGGATCGCCGGGCTCGTCCCTGCAGTTGATTCATGTGCTGCAGCAATCGACAGGAACGGGTTGTCTGTCAGCAGGATCGACTTGGACTTGATGTCAGGCGGTGCTATGGCTCGTCCGTTTTTGTATGCACTTACGGATTCCGGGCTAACATGAGCATCGAAGCTAAAACTTAGCTGGGTCATGCCGGCTTCCATAAGCGCCTGGCCGAGTTGATGGCCGTACCTGTTTGCGCTCATGTGTTCCCCTCTCCTTTACATGCGTTATTCAGTTTTCGAGGTACAATCAAACTGTGCTCATCTTCCACGCTCTCCCTCGGTGATCCCGGGGGAATTCTTTTAAGATGCAGCGTTCCGTGCTTTATCGAGAAGGAGGTTGTGGATGCTTGTTAACTGGAGCAATACGCTACGTTGCAACTGGTCGACAGTCGCATTAAGCTCAGGTGCTTCTGTTCGTACTTCATAGCAATAAGTGACCAATGCTGCTTTCAGCTCATCCGCTGCATGAACGATTCGCGGGTAACGGTTGATTGACATGGGATTCACCACCTTTCTGATGTTGAATGGCAAACTCCCGCCACGCGGCCAGCAGCGCTTTGCGACATTCGCGGAGGATTTCCCTGCGATCCGGTTCCAGCAACATCGACATCCGTAAGCTGCGATACACTAGGCCGAACCAGTGGCCGGCGTTTTGGAAGCCGCTTGTGCGGTATGTTCTTTCCAACGATGCTGCAAACTCGTCTTTTGCGAACATCAGGACCACCGCCTTTTTTCTTTGGTAGGACTTTCCTCCTACTCTGTCGAATCTAATTGTCGGAAGAACGTGAACTTTGGCGAGTGGCGTTCTTCCTATGTCTGAATCAGAGGGAGGTGTGATCAATGCAATTCGATGGTGCAGTAATCAAGGAGCAAGGTGTTACCTTTGCAATCGTGATTGTGAAGCCACATGTCCTCAACAGTCCGAGCCGTGAAGATGTTCGTGATAGCTTCAGAAGCGTTTTCCCTGGTATCCCGATTATTCTTATGGCGCAGGATTCGCGTGGCGTTCCCACTTATCACGGCCGGAAAGACATCGTTAGATTCCTGTCGAGAGTCCATCCAAGCCGGATTCCGTGGAAACGATATACGGTTTAAGTGGTTGTGCCAGTGAATCTAGGTCATTGACCTTGGTCAAATCAATTACCTCAGAGGAGTCTATGATTTTCCTCAACTCTTCTGGGGTAATCGGTTGACCAGTAGCAGCTATCGTCTCATTCATGCTCTCACCTCCTTTACTGGGAATGATCAATATGGCGCTACACTTTCACCAACAGGAAGGTGTAACGGCTGCCGTTTTTCTCGATGTCATACAGCGTCCAACCTTCACTGAGTAACTTGCTTGCTTCTGTATCGCTGGTGGTGACGCGCACTTGCTTGATGTCGGCGAAGTCCATTACTCGTTCACCACCCTTTTCACCACATGCACTTCGCCGGTTGTCATCGTGGCCCACGCTGCTTTGCAAGATGCGACCAGGAATGCGTTGTCTTCTGGCCTCGTGCATAACACTTTGGTCGAATCGAATTGGCTAACGACTTTTTCGCTCACGATACGCAGTGGTTGCTTCGGTTTGCGCATGGGATCACTCCCTTCAGGCCGATTTTTTTGTTGACGTTTTGCCAACGTTGTCTTCAAAAAAATTTTGCACATCTACACCAAGGACTTCTGCAAAAATCGGCAACAAATCGGCGCGGACCATCCTAGTGTTGTTTTCGTATTTGCAAAGTGTAGAAGGGCTGATTCCCACCTTTTCCGCGACAAATCTCGCAGTCATGCCCTTCTCCTGGCGAATGTGTTTAATCTTTGTTCCGATGTTCGGAGTGCGTTTCATCGATCATTCACCTCCTTATCAGTTGGCGTTTCGTCAACTTCTGTTTTTAGAATACATTGGCGTTTCGTCAATGTCAACACTTTTATTGGCTTATCGTCAATAAATATTTCCAGACTGTCAACATTGGCTATAATGATTTTTGAGGTGGAGTATATGGATGACTCAAAGAAAATATTGGGCGAACGCTTAAAAAAGGCTCGTGAACAGAAGGGGCTAAAACAAAATAGAGTCGCTCGAACCCTTGGGATCCATAACAGCACCTTGGCGAAGTATGAGTCTGGAGACCGAGAGGTAGATATAGACACACTCAAGAAGTTGGCTGAAATGTACGAAGTGTCTGTTGATTGGTTATCTGGACACACTGATGATCCTACTCCGCCACCTACCAAAAAGAGCGAACCAGACGACCTAGAAAGCATCTTCTTCTACGAGTTGGAACAGCTTAGTGACGAGGACAAGCGTAAAGCACTGGATCACATCCGGTACTTGCGTTATTTAGCCGAACAGGAAAATAAAAAAGGGAAATGACATCAAGACACGCAACAAGAAATGGCTTGCGTGTCTTTTTTTAGATTAGACAAGGATTGAGGGGTTTAATGTGGATCTGGTCTATTTGGATGAATCTGGCGATGTGATTTATACCGAGAAAAAAGGAACGAGACGTTTCGCATTATCTGCATTTATTGTCCCTGAGGAAAGTTGGAAAGAAGTATTTGATGTAATAAAGAAATTCAGGATCTACCTGAAAAAAGAATATGGGGTTCCAATGTACAAAGAACTGCATGCACGCGATTTTGTTAATGGCAGGGGAAGACCAAGTAAAACAAGGGTTCTTTCGAAATTTGAGAGGGTTGAAATTACTAAAAAGTTTTTATATGGCCTTGCCAAATATCTTCCGCAACTTGGCGTTTACGTTATCAATGTTTGCGTAGAGAACAAACCGGGACAGAACAGCTACGACACCGCAGTTGACAGGATGCTTAACAGAATAGAAAGAACACTCAAGCAAAAAAATAGGCGAGGACTATTAATATTTGATGAAGGTAAAGAGCAATTAGTTGTCCGAATTTCAAGAAGGATGCAGGTATTTAATCCGATTCCAAGCAAGTTTGGTGTCTGGCTAGACGATGGCAAATTTACAAAGAACATTACCACAGAGCGTATTGTAGGAGATCCTTTTTTTCGTAACTCGGAAGATGATTACTTCATTCAAACCATTGACTTCATAGCATTTTTATTACTGAAATATATGGAACCTCCAACCGAACATGTAGAAAAATACAAAATCATGGATTTGTTCCCTATTCTCGAGCCGATATTATACAAGCCTGCTTCTCAATACCATCCTCTTGGAATAGTGACAAAATAAAAAGCACGGCCGATGGTCCAGCACCGCTGGGTCGGTCATGCAACTTTATTTTAACCGAATGAATGATTATTGTCAATGCTTCAAAATTTTGATACTAACATGTTTTAATATCAATATCAAGCAGCCCTACAAATAGGGCTTTTCTTTTCAATCCAATATGCGAACATACATTCTCTGTAAGAGGTGACACCATGTTTCCTACTTACCGTCCAACTCCTCTCGAAGAATGGGTTTCCCAATTCTACTGCAGATTGTCCATTTTTCATCCAGAAGACCTTGACGAAACAGAGATTGCTCGTAGTCTTGGCATTTACCTGTTTTACAAGGAAGCGCCGTGTATGTCCTACGAATTTGGGCGATTCAAAAGTATTACGATAGACAAAAGACTCAAGCAAAAGGTTCAACGTGAGCGCTTCTATCACGAACTGTGTCACATTCTGCGTCATGCAGGTAGACAAATCATGATGCCCGAAGCTTTCCGAGAGCTGCAAGAGCGAGATGCCAAGCACTTTACGAGGTACGCTGCTCTCCCGCTTCATATGCTAAAAAACTTTGACCCACACGATCCGTACATCATCGAAAACTTATCCGAACGCTTCAACGTTACTCCTGAGCTTTGTGTTGATCGCCTGCAGCGCATCAAGAAAAACATTTTTGAAGGGGTGGGATTGTACATATGA